TCTACAGCATTTTATAAATATCTTTTTGATGAACAAGATTACAGAATAGATTATTTAATGCGAGTTAATTATGTTAGTATGTTGTTAAAAAATAAAGTTAAAATATTAAAACATTACGAAACCGAAATCAAAGAACCATGTAATTATCCTGATTGGTTTATGGGTAAATTTTGTAAAGAAAAATTTTTTATTGATATTTTAAAAAAATATCCTAAAGCAGAAGACAATGCCCATTCGGGTATAGATGGACACAAAGCATTTGCAAATATTGTTTATAAGGAAATATGTTAGATGTATTTTTTCTAAGTTACGATGAACCATTTGCTGACGCACATTATGCGTTATTACTAGATGTTGCACCTCATGCAAAACGAGTTCATGGTATTAAAGGAATTTATAACGGCCATAAGGAATGTGCAAGACAAGCAATGACCGAAAATTTTTATGTCATAGATGCTGATGCAATTCTTGAACCTGATTTCGAATTTGATTTTGAACCAGACTGGCACCAGCAAGATCATATATTTGTTTGGCGTGCAAAAAATCCTATTAATGGGTTAATTTACGGTAATGGTGGTGTAAAGTTATTTCCTACAAAAGTTATACGGGAAGCAGACGATTGGCTTATAGATTTTACTACATCTGTTGCAGGTAAGTTCAATCCTATGCCCCAAGTATCAAATACTAACGGATTTAATTATAGTTCGTTTAGTACATATAAATCTGCATTTAGAGAATGTACAAAACTTGCCAGCAAAATTATACATAACCAAAAAGACGACGAAACAGAATCACGATTACATATTTGGTGTACAGTAGGTGCAGATAAACAATACGGTAAGGATGCAATACGTGGTGCAATAGATGGTAAAACATGGGGAGAGCAATACAAGAATAATCCCGAAATGCTCGATAAAATAAACGACTTTGAATGGCTTAAATGGAAATTTACGAACTCTTAGATCGACTAGAATTATTAAGTAATAACGATAATGTTTCTGATATTCGCAGAGCTGTAATAGATAAAGATTTTAATAGTATATTTAGATTACTTGAAAAAGAAACAAATACTCAACTGCTACCTGCAATTAAAAAACACCATAATATTTTAGGCGATGCATTGTCGCAAGGACAAATTAAATCTAAACAATGGTTACTCAGTAAAATAAAAGGAATAGATTTAGGTATTGTTTTTATGTGTGCGGGTTGGTACGGTATACTTGCTACTATGATGTTTGAAGATAAAAATGTTTATGTAGATAAAATACGAAGTTTTGATATAGATGATAGTTGTTGGAAAATAGCAGAAGATTTTAATAGGCCATGGGTGGATAATAAATGGCAATTTAAAGCAACCACATTAAATATTTATAGTTTTAATTGGTCCGATTCACCTGCACCATCTGATGGTACCATTGGTAATTTTTATTATGATACAATAGCACAAAATAAAATTATTCAGATGCGTGATAATCCAGATACATTTATTAATACAAGTTGCGAACATATAGAAAATTTTACAAATTGGTTTAATTTAATACCTAAAGGTAAATTAGTTGCACTCCAATCTAACAACTATTTTGAGTTACCAGATCATGTTAATTGTGTTAAAGATATTAATGAATTTAAACAGCAAGCACCGTTAAGCAACATAATATATGAAGGCGAACTTGAGTTAGAAAAATATACAAGATATATGATAATAGGATATAAATAACAAATGTCTGCATATAGTAAATTAGCAAAACAATTTGGTTGTGATTCTTATATGCTAACGGCCTTTAAATTACATTATGATAAATTAAAAGATACATTGACAGAAGACCAATTAAATTCTAAGTTATGGTTATTAGATAAAATAAAAAGAATAGATTTAGGTACTGTTTTTATTTGTGCTGGCTGGTATGGTGTGCTTGCTACTATGATGTTTGAGGATGAAAACATTTATGTAGATAAAATAAGGAGTTTTGATATAGATGATAGTTGTTGGAGAATAGCAGAAGAGTTAAATGAACCATGGAAAGCAGACAATTGGATGTTTAAAGCAACTACGTTAGATATTGTCTCTTTTTTTTCTTATATTAAACATGAAAGTTCGAATGTAAAAGGAGAATATCATTATTATACTACAACCGTAAACAATAAGCCTAAATTAATCAATGACATTCCAGATACATTTATTAATACAAGTTGTGAACACATAGAAAAATTTACAGATTGGTTTAATGCAATACCTAAAGGGAAACTAGTTGCACTTCAAACAAATAACTATTTTAATTTACCTGAACATGTTAATTGTGTTAAAGATATAAATCAGTTTAAACAACAAGCACCGTTAAATAACATAATATACGAAGGTAGTCTTGAATTAGAAAAATATACAAGATATATGTTGATTGGATATATGTGAAAAAAATATTAATATTTGGTTGTAGTTTTTCAGCAGGTAGTTATGAACTATTATCTTCTGATAACGAACTATATGTAAAGAATAGAAAGACAGATATAATTATCAAAGATAGTAAAGGATGGTATCATTTCGTTGATTATTTTAATGATAAAGATGTTACAGTTATAGTTTGTCCCGGCCAAGGATATTGGAGTTGGTATCAATTACTCTTAATGATGGATGCAACAAATCAATTAAATTTTGATGAAATTTGGATACAAGAAACTTATGAACCTCGGGTAACATTGTTAAATATGAAAATGGCGAAACTTGAATGGGACCATCCGGATAACAAATCTATAATTGATAAAATAAAACTTCATTTCGTTGATAATCCAGACAGACAGACCACACGATTATCTGATGCTCATAATCTGAATATAGAGCATTTATCAATGCTCTTGCATACTCAACAAAATTCGGCAGTTGATATTAAGTATCGCTTTCAAGATGCTCACATAAAATCAAATATTTTAAATTCAGATTATGTTTTTTTTCAAAATATAACACCTAAAATCGCTGAACTTTTTCAAGAACTTTGTATAAAAAGAAATATAAATGGATATGTGTGGTCTATGGCTCATCCTATAATGAATTGTACTAAATTTACAAGATTACTAGGATATGTTCAAATAGAATTGAGTAAAAACAATTTACTTTGTGGATATCAAGGGCATCAAACAGAAGAAGGAAACAAATATATAGGCGAACTAATTAATAAAGCATGTATAGATATGAAGATATAAAAAGCGTTCATATAGAACCTACCCAAGGATGTAATGCCGCCTGTCCGCAATGCGACCGCAATATAAATGGTGGCAAAGATAATCCCTACCTTACAAATGCAATGTTAAGTTCTGCAGAGTATTATGAAATGTTTCCTTGGCATTTTGTGGAGCAGTTAGACTCTATGTATATGTGTGGTAACTTAGGTGACCCTTGCGTAAGCAATTATGCAATAGAAGGATTTCGATCTTTTAGAAATGCTAACCCTAATATATGGCTAGGCATGAACACAAATGGGGGTGCTAGGCCAGATTATTTTTGGGAAGATTTAGCAGATTGTGGAGTAGTAGTAACATTTAGCATAGATGGATTAGAAGATACCAACCATTTATATAGGCAACATGTTAAATGGGAAAGGGTTATGGAGAATGCCTCGGCATTTATTAATCGTGGGGGTCGTGCCAGTTGGGATTATATTGTATTTAAGCATAATGAACATCAGGTAGAAGAGGCAAGACAACTTGCAATGGATATGGGCTTTAAAAAATTCCAAGTTAAAAAAACAGGGAGGTTCTTCTCTACAGTTCAACATAAAGGCAAAGAATCGCATCAAGCAATTAATAGAAAAGGTGAAGAAACACAGAAATTAGAAAAACCAGATAATAAATATATTAACAGAGCACTTAATAAAGAACAAGAACTTATTGCCGAACATGGTAGCATGGATGCATACTATGATGAAACCTCAATCAAGTGCAAAGCAATAGAAAAGTCAGAAATATTTGTTACAGCAGAAGGACATGTGTTTCCTTGTTGCTGGACAGCAGGGCAACAATATAAATGGTATTGGGGACCTCGTGAAGCACCGATTTGGAAATTAATAGGAGATCCTGATAACATTAGTCTTAGAAAACATACCATACAAGAAATTGTTAAAGGCCCATTTTTTAAAGCAATAGAAGACTCATGGTCGTGTTCAAGTGTTAACGATGGAAAACTTAAAGTTTGTGCAAATAAATGTGGTGTCGGATTTGATGCGTTTAGTGAACAATATAAATAAAATGGAAATATTAACGTCTATAGATAATACTCAAGTAGTTGAGTTTAACCTGCCTGATAAATTTAAAAAAATAGGAATTAATATAAGCGGCGGATTAGATAGTGCATTCTTATTATGGTTTCTAATTAAATATTTAAAAGAACGAGATAGAACAGATACAGAAATAGTTGCTATAACTATAGGTCAAAACGATTTTGGAAAAAAACATTGGAATTCTATTGTCTCTGCTCAAGTTATAGATAAAATTTTACGAATGCATGATCCTACTATTAATAATTTACAAATAGAAAATAAACAAAGTGTAATTACTACACATTTTACATATTATAGACCATCACAGGATGTTAGTCAATCGCATGAAATGGAACCTAAATTATTTAAATTAGGATTAATAGATATTATAATGGCAGGTAAAACTGCCAATCCTCCACCTAATTTTGAAGATCTCTTAGAAGGTAGAGATGAAACTAGAGATGATGGAAAAAGAAATAGTAACGAAATAGTATATGGAAAACGGTATGAACCAGAAGATAAAGATAAAAAAATGGCTTGGTACATTCCGTTTACTAATGTCGATAAACGATTTATTAGAGACCAATATATAAAGTTTGATTTAATGGATACACTATATCCTGTTACACGAAGTTGCGAACATTGTTTACAAATACATCAAGAATGGCACGGACCTTGTAAACACTGTTGGTGGTGTAAAGAAAGGTATTGGGCATTTGGAAAATATTAAAGATAAATTTTGTAAAATGCCTTGGCATAGGTTTGATGTTAAGCCAAATGATCAAGTTGCGATATGTTGTTGGGGTCCAATAGGTTCTATAGGATATTTAAAAGAGCAAACCCCCTTAGAAATTTGGAATAGTGAAAAAGCAATATCATTGCGTAAATCAATATTATCGGGTTCGTTTGATGGTTGCATAAAAAGTAAATGTCCCCAATTATCTTCTATTATTTCAAGAGAAAAAATAAAAGAATATGATTTTTGGAAAAATATAATAGATAATAATATAGTCGAATCTAACGGTCCTGTAAAAATATCTCATTCAAATGATTCTAATTGTAATTTAAGTTGTCCTAGTTGTCGTCCAGAGAAAATTTTAAATAATACTCGAGAAAATTCAAAAAGAGTAAAAGAAGAATTAGAGTTTTTATTAAAACAATTTCCAAAAGCACAACTGTTAAATATAGCTGGAAACGCCGATCCTTTTGCAAGCACCGGATATAGACAATTTTTATTAAATTTTAATCCTGATAAATATCCTAATTTAAAGTTTGATATACGAACAAACGGGACTATGCTTACTCCTAGATTGTGGGATAGGTTATCTAACATTCACAATAATATAAACGAATTACGAATAAGCGTTGATGCTGGAACCAAAAAAACATATAATAAATTACGAATTGGAGGTTGTTGGAAAACATTATGGCAAAATATAGAATATATAAGTAAAGATACAAAAGAATTTCAATTTTGTTTTGATTATGTTGTGCAAGAAAAAAATTTTAGAGAACTTCCGAAATTTATCGAATATTGTAAACTGTTTAAAATTGACGGTGTTCATTTACAACCAGTACAAAATTTTGGTCATTGGTCTGCTCAACAATTATTAGATGCTCAAATATCTAATCCTAATCATAAAAATTTTCATGAATTAGTTGATGTTATGCAAGATCCTATTTTTAAAGATATACCGTTAATGCTATCAGATGTTTCAAATCTTATCAAAGGGCGGTATGTTCGTTGGCCAATGCATTCTAATAGAGATATGTTATATTACACAGATGAAGGTCGTAATATTATATTACGATCAGGAATATGGAGTTCTAAAAATAGATCAGATGTTATTAAATTAATGCTTGCATATCCCAATTTTAAAGAACATTTAATCGAAACTTTTAAAAAAGTTACAAAACATGGAACTACCTTCTGATACATTTTGTGCCTTGCCATGGATGCATCTTAGCACAAGACCTGACGGTGCAATGCGAGTTTGTTGTACGGCAAATGCATCGAGTGTAGGTGCCACCAATGACAAAGAATATGGAGGCAAAGTTGGTGAGCTACGTACAGAAGACGGAAAACCTGCTAATTTAAATGTAGCAGGGCTAACAGAGTCTTGGAATAATTCTTACATGAAAAATGTAAGATTGCAAATGCTTGCTGGAGAAAAGCCCCCTAGTTGTAATAAATGTTTTAAAGAAGAAGACGCAGGACATAATTCTAAACGTATGTGGGAAACTGCATACTGGTTAGAACGATTTAATTTAGATGAAATAATAGGTGAAACAAAAGAAGATGGTGAAATCCCTCCTAAAATAAGATACATTGATTTACGGTTAGGTTCTAAATGTCAACTTAAATGTATTATGTGTAGCCCGCATGATTCATCTGCATGGGTATCAGATTGGAAAGCATTTTATCCTCAAATAAAAAATGAAACATTAAAAGATAGTTGTCAATGGCATGGCGGCGGAGCAGATAAATGGGGAGCAACATATAACTGGTATAAAAACAATCCTAAATTTTGGGAGGATTTATATAGTCAAATACCTAACATTTATCAATTGTATTTTGCAGGAGGTGAAAGCACAATAATAGAAGAGCATTATACCCTACTTGAAAAAGTAATTGAAATGGGTTATGCTTCTAATATAGAATTACGATATAATAGTAATGGTGTTGAAATGCCAGATAGGTTGTTCGAACTTTGGGATAAGTTTAAACGTGTACGATTTCATTATAGTATTGATTCAATAGAAAAAATGAATGATTATATACGGTATCCTAGTAGGTGGAAACACCAAGTTAATCAATTTAAATTATTAGATAACACAGATGATAATGTAGAAGTAACTGTTGCTTGTGCAGTACAGGCGTTAAATATATATTATATACCAGATTTAATAGGATGGAAACTTGAACAGGGCTTTAGAAAAATTAATATGTGGCCGTTTGGGGCAGGTGGGGTTAATTATCATTTTGTATATTGGCCTCCTCATCTTAATGTTAAAATATTTCCTCAATGGTTTAAGGAAAAAGTTAAGAGTAAATATGAAGATTTTTATCCGTGGTGGGAAAAGAATTGGGAGAAAGGTGTCCCGTCTTGGCACAAAGATAAAGTTACTTATGATCAATGGCGAGAAGCAAGTTACGGTATAAAACGGTTGCAAGGTATGATCAATTTTATGATGTCCGAAGATTGGTCTAGACGTATGCCTGAATTCCAGGAATATATTACACTTAATGATAACGTTCGAGGTACCAATTTTAAAGAGACATTTCCTGAAATGAAAGAATTAATATGAACCCACCAACAATTCCATATAAACTAAAAGAACAACGTAGGTTATATGAATAAAGAAAATAATTTTAAATACGATACAATAAATGAAAAAGTAAATGTTCCTTTTATGATTACATGGGATATTTTACGTCGTTGTAGTTTTGATTGCACATATTGTCCGCCTCATAGACATGATTTAGTAAGCCCGTATCCTTCTAGAAAAGAACTCAATGATGTTAGTGAATTCATAATAGATTACGTAAAAGTAATACAAGAATATAGAGTATCAGACGAGTTCAATATAAGTTTAACAGGTGGTGAACCTACTATATATCCCGAATTTATAGAATTTGCAGAATATCTTAAAAATTTAAAACAAAAACATGATATAAAATTATTTGTAACTCTTACCAGCAATGGAGCATTTAGTAATACAATAAGAGATTTTATATCTAAAAAATTAGATTGGATTACTATTAGTTGGCATTGTGAAGCAAATAATAATGCCAAAAAACGAACATTCGATAATATATTAACAATTAATAAAAGTAGAAATAAAGACGAATCAACTGCCGGTGTTGGGGTAAATGTAATGTTTCATCAAAAATATTTTGACGAGTGCAAAGAATTATGTGACGAGCTGCATAAGAATAATATAAAATTTAATCCTAGAATAGTAGGAGATTCCGGATTACCTAATCCACCGTATTCACACCATTATACACCGGATCAATTAAATTATATTTTAAATTACTGGAAAAAAGATAAAATAAAAAAAGAAGGTAACATTCACGGAAGAAGTATAGGTCGATCATGTTGTAGTATGAGAGAACTTACATTATTAAATTCAAAAAATAATAACAGTATTAAAACTGGTTGGGTGTCTAATACGCAATTTCATGATTGGTATTGTGCTGTGAATTGGTTCTTTCTACATATTAACCAACATGATAATGAGTTGTTGCATCATCAAACGTGTAAACAATTATGGAATAAAAAACGAGGACCTATATGTGATTTAAGTAAAGAAAGTTTATACAAACATCTAGATTGGTTTAAAAATCAATTAAAAGCCAAATCTTTGCCGATGCTTCAATGTTCTAAACCTACATGTGGTTGTGGCATGTGTGTACCAAAGAGCGAGTCTTTACATAAATTTAAAAATATTTTAAGTGAACATATGAACAATATGGAGGTATTAGCATGACCCAATATATTTGTAGTAAAATGTTTACTAACATTAATATGAAATTTCCTTACAACTCTGTTAAAAATTGTTGTAAAACTAAAGATATTAATTTAACAATAGACGAATTAAAAAATAATAAAAATATTTTTATAGAAAATAAGGAGTATTTAAATCGTAAAGCGTCAATGTTATTTGAAAATAAATTACCTGCGGCATGTGAATATTGTATAAAATTAGAACCCAATAATTGGTTTAGGTCATTATATAATGAATATTATAATAAAAACATTATATTTACAGAACTAGAAAAAGAGAAAATGCATAAAGGTGATCAAGGACAGTTATTTGAATTTGTATTAAGTAGTGCATGTGATTTAAAATGTGTATACTGTGGACCAAAGGATAGTACTAGTTGGGCCAAAGAAACTAATCAAGATAAAAATATAGGTAATGAAGAATGGAAAAAATTAATATTAGATCAATTTATAAACTATTTAGAAAATAAAGATTTTTCAAATGATCATTACTATTGTTTTTCTTTTAGTGGCGGCGAACCTACATATAATCCTGAAACTATTATTTTATTAGAAAAATTAATAAAATATATACCTCCTAAAAAATTAGAATTACAGTTTTCGACCAATCTTAACACAAAAGAAAAAATTTTTAACAAATACGTAAATTTAATTAAAAAACATTCAGATATACTATGGCAATTCCAATGTAGCATAGATTGTTTAGGAGAACAATTTGAAGCAATACGATATGGTGCTAAATGGGATAGAGTGTTAACTAATTTAAAAATTCTATTATCACTAGATAATGTGGAAGTAACGTTATCACCTACATTAAATATTTTTAGTTTACCAACACTAAAAGAATATTTACAATTTTTTGTTAAATTATTTAAAAAATATAATAAACCGTTAAATAAAAGAATAGGTTTTAATATGGTTATGGAGACTGGATTATCTATTCAAAATTTACCTAAACACTATATTAGTGCGGTAGATGATGCAATAAAATATTGTATATCGGAGAATTTAAATTATGCTAGAAATTTAAAACGAATACGAAATGTAATAGGAACCAAAATACGTAAAAATACATATAGTGATATTATTCATTGTATTCAATATTTTGAAAACAAAAGACCAGAAATAAATTGGTATAAAACATTCCCGCATTTAGATGATATGTTAAAAACATTTAATTCAAATATGCCTAGTGTAGAATATCAAAAAGATTTTATTCCTCCAAATGCAAGATTTCACAAAAATACCATTTGATGATATACAACTTGTCGGCACCAAAACAATGTTGCATAGCAAGATGTTTACCATATCATGGTTGCTCGGCCGCTTTTGTAACTACAAATGTTCGTATTGTTGGCCATATGCTAGAGCAGATAAAAAAGATCACAGACCTACAGAACTATGCTTAAATACTATTGATGAAATAAAACGTCAAGCGAGGGCAAATGGGTTTAATAGTTTCAACTGGTCCCTTTCTGGTGGCGAACCAACCTTCCATCCTGGTTATTTGGATATTTTACAATATCTTGCTGATGATAAGCCTAATTGCGTTAAGCAAAGAATCCACATGACATCAAACTGCTCACGTAAAATGAGTTGGTTTAAAACATATGTAAAATACGCAAAACAATTTGATAGAGCATCAATTACTGCTTCATCTCACTTTGAATATTTAAATACACAAGATAAAATAGCAGAGTTTACAGACAAGTTGGTATTCTGCCAAGACAATGGTATTCGCATTACAATAAATATGGTAATGGTACCTGAGCGATTTGATTTGCTTATGGATCATGTAGGTTATTTTAGAGAACGAGGAATACATACAACATTAAAACCGCAATCTAATCCAACTGCTACAAAGGTGGTAGAAGGATATACAAAAGAGCAGTTAGACATATTGCATAATGATTCTAAAACTCCTACAATGGAAATAGAATTAATAGACTCAAAGGGAGACGTGTATGAAATGGATCAAGCAGAACGATTTAATGCTTTTGAGTTTAATAACTTTAAAGGGTGGATCTGTTCGTCGGGGTTTCGTGGTATCATTATACGCGAGCCTTGCGGAAGCATTAAGCGGTCGTATTCTTGTAGAGATGTACCTCTAGGCAATATAGAAACAGGATTTAAATTATTTGATAGTCCGCAACTTTGTATTTCGGATGCTTGTGTAAGTTCTGCAGATAGTAAAATACCTAAACGTAAGCCTGAGGCTAAATTACCTTTATGGCCAGGAGATAAAACTTTTAATAATGTATAAATTAATAAATTATTACTATAATAAAAAAATATTAAGAGATAAAGTAAATTTAATAGCAGACCATAATTTTTTAAAAATAAAATCAATTAATAATATTATAACAATAAAAAAATTAACAGATAAAAATAATAAATTTGTAGTAAAGAGGTATTATGAACAAAATTTAAATTTAAGATTAATTACAGAAATTAAAGACTTTTTAAATAAATTTCATTTAAAACCTAAAGATAATGTAATACATAGTATAATTATTCCTCCACATCATGAACTAGAATGGCATGTTGATTATGATAGATTATGTTCTATTAATGTACCATTAACAGATAATTGTGTAATAGAATTAAAAGAAGATAGTATACAATATGATGTGCCGATTTTAATAAATTCTTCTTCATGCAGTCATAGAGTATTTAATAATACTTTAGAAGATAGACAAATTTTAAGTATAAGTTTTTATCAACCATTTAACGATATATATAAATTAGTAGACTCAAAATGACAAATAATATAGAATTGCATAATATTTTATTTTTACGATCTAATTATTATAAGTTAAGAATAGAAGTTGATTATAAGAAATTAGATGAACAAATAAAAAATAATAAAAAGTATCTTGTCAAATATAATCCTAGAAAAAATATAGAACGATACGGATTACCTATTACAAGTTTAGATGGTAATATCTCTGGAATACCTGATTTAGATAGTTTGCCTGAATATAATAAATTAAATGATACAAGATATACTGAATTAGATTTTAAAACACCAACAAAATTTTATGATCTATTTAATATTAAATCTATTATGGAACCATTTGTTCCTTGGATCTACAGATCGCATGTATTACTATTAAAACCAGGAGGATATTTCCCCCCTCATATTGACGGGAATCCTTTTACTACTGACGTATTTAGAATTATAATACCAATTTCTAATAGCAATTATCCAAAATGTATGTTTCTGATTCAAGATAAATTATTGCAATTTGAGTATGGAAGTATATATGTTTTGAATACTGCAAAAGAACATACTATTTTTTCTATGGATGAAAATATTAATATAGTTTTTAATATTAAATTATGTTCTGATAGTATTAAAAAAGTATTTGAATTAATTTAACAATCTTTTGGGTTGTATTTGAGGTTGAAAAAAACCACATAATTTAACTTCGCATTTTTGAGGAGCAGGCAATGGATTAAAAGTTTTTTCAAATATATTACCTATTTTTACTTTATTACTTGCACATCTGTTAATATCTCCATTCCAATCAGTATAAAAACTAGAATATCCAGCATGACATAGCCAACCTTTTAAATTTTTATTAAAATGACTGTTTTCTAATAATTTCATTTTGTTCTGTTGTTTTAGAATAGCCGGATAATGACTTACAACAATGGCAGTAGGATGCTCTATTAATTTTTTTATACAATCAAATAAAATTTTTTGTATTAATTTTTTATCGGTATCAGAATATGAACTTCCGAGATCAGGATAGCCACGATTATTATGCAGTTGTTTTAAAGATATAAAAAGATTTTCGTGTTTTATAGCATTAAGTTCTTCCCAATTTTTTAATATTTTTTCTTGATATCGCATATCATACATTATTGTACAATTTAAAAATTGTAAACCGTTGTCTAATAAAAAATAAATTAAATTTTTTATTTTAGAAGTGTTATATTGGCTATGAACACTTAAATGGACAACATCCAAATATTTTATTGATTGTTTCCACCAATTTAAATTTTTTGTCCCGTTTGTATATGTTTCTAAACAAGCATGGGGAAGTTTTTGATTACAATATTCTAATAAAGAAAGAAAATTTTTATTAATGGTAGGTTCACCACCTGTAAATTGTATACTAATAGTTTTTGAAGAAAAATGGTTAGCAAGATTATCAACAAATGCATAATAATTATCATTATCTAACCATTTAAATGTTCCATTTTTATATGCAGGATTACAGTAATCGCAATTATAATTACATGTATTTGTTAAATTCCAAAATACTTTGATAAAATTTTTAGCATCTAATGATAACGGTTCAATAATTTCGTATTTGTTTATCATAAATCAGGTATCAATATCAATAAATAGTTCTAAAAATTCTATATCACCTTTATCTAGTAGTGGCTTATGATTAAAAGGTGAATTGTGAAGAGTGGCATATGCAGATACTTTTGCATCTTCATCTGCAAATTCTATTGTTCGTTTTATTAGTTTTTCGTTTAGTAGCTCATCGGTTGGGTTTAATGATTTTAAATATTCTTTTCTTCTTACTATTTCTGTATATTCTTCATCTGTCCCATGTGTTTTTACAACTTCGCAAATATATTCGAAACCGTTTTCAGTTGTTTCCCAAGAGACATTGTTGCTTCCGATATATTCAATTACCATAATATGTCTTATAGCCATTACTATCCTTATTTAAATTTATATCCTGTTAAATTGGCAAGTCTAATTTAACTAGTATGCGTAAATTTGAAAAAATTTGTCCTTTAGATTTGATAACACCGGGACCGTTATCTATATAATCTCCGGTGGGAGTAATACTCACTGAGCCGTTAGTACTATATCCATTAGGCATAGTTATTGAACCAGTTCCGATGCCTGTATCGAAATTATACTCTCCATCAAATTTAGCTCCATCGGAAAAATTTATAGTCATAGGATTAGGAAAAATACCTAAAGTAGTTTTTGTACCCTCACCTTGGTGTAATAAAATACCTAACCAAGAAGCAGTTGCACCCCAACTGCTTTTTCTTTTCAAAGTTACTAATGTATTTTCTGTGTCCGACCAAGTGTCATTTTTCCATATACCGGACATTATAGAGCATTTCTGGCGAATATAACCGAGACCATTACCTTTATCATTTTGAAATACACCAAATGAAGATCCTTTGATGGTAGGAGATGAACAATCAGGCCCACAAAGATCACGAGTTATACAAATATCATATTTCGGATTCAACTTCATATAAAAT